CAGGTATCAGTGTCCACGCAAGTTACAGATTCTGACACCGAGACGCTATGACTCAGACTTGAAGAAAACGACTCACTTGCACTCAAAGACTCCGACGGGCTATTTGACAGACTGACACTGTTGGTCAAACTAGCGCTGTTGCTCAAACTAGCGCTGTTGCTCAAACTGGCACTGTTGCTAAAACTGGCACTTTCCGATAAACTGGCGCTGTTGCTCAAACTTGCGCTGTTGCTCAAACTTGCGCTGTTGCTCAAAGACTCCGATGGGCTATTTGACAAACTAGCGCTGTTGCTCAAACTGGCGCTGTCGCTCAAAGACTCCGATGCGCTGTTGCTAAAACTGACACTTTCCGATAAACTAGCGCTGTTGCTAAAACTGGCACTTTCCGATAAACTGGCACTTTCCGATAAACTGGCACTGTTGCTAAAACTGGCACTTTCCGATAAACTGGCGCTGTTGCTTAAAGACTCCGACGGGCTATTCGACAAGCTATTCGAAAAGCTATTGCTTAGAGACTCAGAAAAGCTATTGCTTGGAGACTCAGAAAAGCTAAGACTGCTACTAAGAGAGTCTGATAAGCTGTTGCTTAAAGACTCGCTAATACTGTTACTTAAAGACTCCGACAAGCTATAGCTCTGGCTAGCACTTACGCTTTCGTAGTGTACGCACACATGCGATACATTTGATTCATATCTACTTTCACACTGAATCCAATTATCGCAATTATATTCCTTCTTCCAAAAATCACCTATATTTATCCATCGCAAAATAGTGTTGTTATGGTAAGGGTTAACACTAAATGCTTCACATGGATTGTCGGTTTTAATTATAGCCCATGCTTCATATTCTTCATAATCTTGGTCTGGGATATCCAGTTTGCTTAGATACTTATCTTCATCTTTTTTGAATACAGGGTTATCGTTACAGGTGCCATCCGCTACATAAAAACCCTCCCATTCTCCTTCAACTGACGTTACAGTTTTAAAGTTTTCTGAAAATCCTTCGACGAAAACCCTGTCGCAACTTAGAGATTCAGAGGCACTGACACTGTGGCTCTGGCTCTCGGGGCTCTCGCTGTCGCTTTCGCTTGGCGAAATTGAGTCGCTTGGAGATTGAGACAAGCTTTGGCTTGTTGGAATTGGCGATTGAGATTGAGACAAGCTTTGGCTCTCGAGACTTTCGCTTTTGCTTACGCTTAGCGACGAGGAGATAGATTGAGACAAGGACTCCGAATTTGACAAGCTTGCGCTGTCGCTTTCGCTTGGCGAAATTGAGGTCGATGTGCTGTCACTTTCGCTCGGCGAAATTGAGGTAGACGTGCTGTCGCTTTCGCTCGGCGAAATTGAGGTAGACGTGCTGTCGCTTTCGCTCGGCGAAATTGAGGTAGACGTGCTGTCGCTTTCGCTCAGCGAATTTGAGGTAGACGTGCTGTCGCTTTCGCTTGACGATTGAGATTGAGACAAGGACTCTGAATTTGACAAGCTTGCGCTGTCGCTTTGGCTTGGCGAAATGGAGGTGGAAATGGATTGCGAAATGGACCCAGAAGTGGATTGAGACTCAGAATTCGACAGGGACGGCGACACGCTATCGCTTAGGCTTAACGATTCTGACAAGCTTAGGCTTAACGATTCTGACAAGCTTGGAGAATGAGACGCAGAGTCTAATACAATTGGATAGGCGCTTATTATCCAAGTTGCACCTGAAAAATTACCTTGAACTATTTCTAACTCAACAAATGTTCCAGATATTTGAGAAACAGCTATTTTCTTTTTTGCATAGTCCCAATCTTCAACTTTTGCAGTTGTCTGCGAACTCAGTCCAGTTATAGTCTCACCTACTATGAAGTCTAGTAAGCCATCAGCAACGTAATAATTGCTAATTACTGGGTGGTCTGGTTTAGTAATAGAGCCGCCACCTCCGGTTCCTGTTCCTGTTCCTGTTCCTGTTCCTGTTCCTGTTCCTGTTCCGATTCCGGTTCCAGAAATACCACTCATTTTTATTGTTGTTTTTTGTATATCTTTTCTAAAGACGGGCAACTTCTTGTTTGTTTTCATGAATGAAAAGCATAAATAAGTTAAAATGAGCAAGGAAAGTGCCACTACAATTACTACAAAAATCATCTACTGACTGTTATTTCTGTAAATTTTTTTTAATACCTGCGCCCCAAACTTGCGCGAGAATACGTGGCAAAAAAATAATGAATTAATTTGCAGTAATTAATTTGCAGTGTAAGATGATTTTGGAGTTCCTTCGGCTCCGCAGCCACATGGCTGCAGAGGAACACCGTCAATGTCGACGGGAAGTGCCTGTGCACCCATTTGAATTTCTTGTGGAGATACGTCAACACCGTCTGTAAGAGCATCGAAAGCGGTCTTGTTTGGCATGTAAAAGTTTTGCCCACCGGTGAAACACGCTGCATCCGTGAATTCAACAGTGTCAACGTCGGTGAACGTTGTGGCGTCGCAGTCGCCTTCCGCGACTCCGTAGGCGGTAGAACAATTTGCCGCGGTGTCGTAGAGAGGCCAGTAGAAACCTTGACCGTTAGTGCCGTCAGTTCCCTCAACATAGCATGCTTTCTTGTTTGTGTGAGGGAGCGTAGCCCAGAGAGGCGAAGTAGCAGCGTTGACTTCAAGTTGTGTTGCGTCACCTGCGAAACTGAGATCTGTACATGATTTGCTTGCGTCGAGTGATGGGTTTTCGCCTTCCATAAAGAATTTCGCGAAACGACAAGACTGAGGATTGGTGGGGGCGGGCGCGGCGTCCTTGAATGCAAACTGTTGAGCAGGCATCATTGGCGGAGGAAGTTCAAACTTTGGCAAGATGTCTGACTTGCATACGTCACACGTTTTAGCATCCCCGGAAGCGTTTGTCGCGAGGGTGTAAGTCATGGGATTACTTACGGTGTCTGGAACATCTGCACGAGCACATTGGCTTTTGGCACCGGCGTCTGTTTTTGCGTGATCATAGCAAGTGTGTCCCGTGGATCCGTCATACATGTGACCCTCGTCGTCACAGGTGGTTCCGTCGTTGACAGAAAGCTTTCCACCGACTCCCTGGGTGATGTAATCAGCATAACCACACGAGGCAAAACCCTTGACGTTGCACCACATACTAGCAGCAACTTCCTTTTCTATGGGGTAATGAATGGTCACCCCATCATCCAAAGTAACAGGAGTTCCCTGTTGCAAATTACTCGATAAATTAAGAGTGTTAGCGGCCTGGTCGTACACCCACGAACCATCGTAGACTCGGATGGTAGTTGTTGCACCAGCTAAACCACACTTGTAGTAGCTGTCTCCAGTCGCCAAGTAAGAAGCCGCAATAGCATCTCCGCGATTGGAGTCAAGCCTGGAATCTGCCCCAATTATACTGTTGTAAGTGTTGCAGACTGTGCCTTGTACAAAGAAACCGTGGCAATTCTCTCCAAGACTATCGCAGACAGTGCCGCAAGCGGTGGCGCTATTAGAATCTCCAGCCGCGAGTGTGTGTTGTGTTACCCCGGTCCCCGTGTAAACTCCGGTTTCTACGTCGTAGCCATCTATGGCCGTACCACCAGCACCATTTGTGCAGTTAGGACCAGTAAAAGTCCATCCATATGGTTGAATGCCATTCTTGTACACGCACGTAAAGTCGTCGTTATTATTATCATCCCGCTCAATCTCCATTCTAAACGTAAGAGCTTCTTGAATTTCTCCAACAGTAAGTTCAAGTTCATCATAGAGTTTCGTAATGTCGTCAACTTGGAGATCCTTAAACTTCTGGAATTGAGTGGCGGCGACGACATCTGCTTGTGGCATGGGGTTACAAAACCCGTGTTTAAATTCCATAGTGTTAACAAGATCACCGGGGTGGACGTTCTCAAAAGCTTCGGTTGAATTAAATTGCCACATGGTAATACCTTCGATGGATCTTCCGTCTGCAACCGTCTTAAATTCCCCGTTTCCCTTGTAATCTGGACAATTGGTAGCTTCAAGACACGGCAGAATTTGGTCCCAATCTTGTGTTGGAGGAAAGCCATGAGTGAAGTCTAAGCCCATGCAATAACACCTCCCACCGGCATCTTTTGTAGCTTGAGGACAATCCGGGACGCGATAACATTTCAGGTCTGAATCGCCACCGCCATCACATGCTACAGGTTTGCCATAATCAACGTGATCTGTTCCGGTGTTCCCGTTTGCGTCGGTTCCAGTGCCTTCGTGAAGGCAAACATTACCAGCCCCTCTTCTGTAAACGTACAACGTACCACCCCAGGCATAGTAATCATCGGGGAATTCGTCCTCGGATTCGGGTTCAGGTTCGTATTCGCCAGTGTTTGGATTAATAGTGTTTTTCCACGAGGGGTATTTAACAGCGGGATTTGCAAAACTCCGTTCCAGTTCTGTACCCGGCGGATACATTTGAGCAAATTGACCAGACCCGCATACCCGCTGGTCAGATAATGTTTTTGCCTCAGCAGGATCAATTGAGTTATTTTCCGCGCTTCCGCTTACAAGTCCAAATCCGGGTTGAAGAAAAGCCTGTCTAATTGTTTGACGCGTTGCGCCGTCAGGGCCTTGAATATATTTTAACAAATCTGGTCTTGTATAATTGTGCGTGTCGTTTGATCTTTCCGCGGCGTGTTCGGTGTAAAATCCATAAGACGGGGGCATAGTGGCAGCTTCTCCCTTGGTACACATTGTATGATCTCCGGAGGGTCTAACAATAATGTTTTCCCCTGGATTTGTACCAGTAAAATCCATTGAAACCAACATATTTCCAAGGTCATGAACTGGTTTTTGCGTGCACACCGGCCCTGACATGATGTGTTCTTCTCATTATCATTATACATCAAAAAAAATGCCTATAATATGATACAAATTTTTTTTAGACAACGATATCAAAAGTTGCTTCGTTGGTTCCACCATCAACCGTTATGTCTTGTGGAAGTGTGGCCCCAGCCCTTGGAGCAATTTCGTAATTACCGGCACACGAAGGTTCGTCTAGAGTACATCCAGACCCCGGTGGATCTTCAATATCAGCGCAGGCCATGCATCTATCTTTGGCAGCACCAGTAAGGACTGACGAATTAATGTCGGGAACACAATAGTTTCCGCCGGTGGCAGTTGCATCTTGATCAGAGAACGCGTAGCAAGCTTTCATAGATGCTTTAAATGGATTTGTAGTTTCAAGCGCGTTTACATCGGTGCCATACGTAGCGGTTACGTCGGCAGTATTGGCGTTAAAGAGACTATAACCCTGTGCAATAGTTGCCCACTTATCATCAATTGGAGCATGTTTACCCTCGTTGTTAGTTATATCGGTGGTTGTGCCGTATGTAGTAGTTCCTATTTTACCAGTGTTATCCTGTGTTATCGCCGTCTCTGTCATAACATTCTTTATTTCGCCATACGTGCTCACGTGGGGGCGTTTAATAAATGTTGGCATTTTGGTGTTGCAATACTGCAACAAAAAAGACATCTAAATTACGAAAAATTTGGAGAATGGTTTTCAAACGCTTGTCGAGTAAAACTTGAATTCCATAAAATTCTTAAAAAGGCAAAATGTAAGTCTCGTTGTTTCTTCGTCATTTGATTCAACGCCGTTTCGCAGGTGTTTTCTCCGTAGAAACCACGAGGTTCCCATGAATGTACGTCAACAATCCAGTCTTTCATATCTTTGTATTCCGCGTGTGCACAGCGTCGAATTGCGCGCCCAATAGTTTGGGTAAACTTGACCGTTGTTTCCATACCTTGCGCAATATGAAGTTCTTGTGTTCCTCTAAAAGTTTTCCCCGTAGAAAAATGATTTTGTAATACCATTATTGGCCTTTCGTTTACTGGCAACTTCTCGTTATAATATTCTTTTATCAATCTATCCGCCGACGCAAAGGCAAGGTCTTTCCATCTCTTAGACATGTGGGTTTCCAAATCCAGTGCTTTTTGTATCAATTCCTTGTCAGAAACGTGAAAATGGTATTTAACACCACGAGATATATATTTACCTTTTGAATGAGGAAGAACGTAACGTTTCTTACTAGAAGAAGAATCTACGACTACGAGTCGTAGGGGCTGCTTGCCTTTGTACCACCCTTGTTCCTTAGCAACTAGGAGAGCTGCAAAGACGTCTCTTGTGTAATCGCCTTTGCTCCCAGGCGCATCGGCGCAGAAAATTAAAGTCTTCTTCGGTGGCCTTGAGTTTAAATAAGGAACCATGCCAGGAAATTTAGGATTCATCGCGTTAACCAGCGTAAAAGCAAACATGCGCCGATTTCTTAAGTACACGCTTTGTGAAATACCTCCTGTGCCCTTTACTCTATCTTTCTGCGTAGGATACGCGTAGGGAACTACATCTACGGAAAGTACTTGGTGAAACGGGTGTTTTTCCGACTTGGCATACATATTGATGTCCTTGTCGGCGGAATAATAGTAACAAAAACCAGATAAGAGCCTTGCAAGTTGTTTTACGCCAGCTTCTTTAAACGTATAACTAGATTCTTTTGCCAAGGTGCGCATCCATTTTAAACTATTGCCGTTACGGTTATTTTTCCAGTTTATACAACCCTTCAGAGAGTTAGTATTTAACGAGTTTGTGTACAACTTATCTCTTTTCTGTTCCTTGTTGTAATTATTTGCCATATTCATCAGATCTGCTTTTTTGTAATCCTTATATTTTTGGATTTTTATTCCGTGCTCCCTGTAAATTTGGTCTGCGATTTGTTTTTTGGTCTGACCACCTCCTGATAATATTTGTCTGCGTTCTAGAAATTGTTCAAAGACGTCGGGTTTTTTAACTACATGCATGCTTAATTTGCCGTAGCGACCAGGGCCATTGGAGATCTTTACGAGGGTTCCACCCACGGAAAGCGAATGACTGAACATGTTGATTACGCTACCAAAACGTTCAAGATTTCCCGGAATCGGAGTTGCAGTCAACGCAACAAACGAGTCAAACTTTTGCGTGTTTTTAAATAACGGGTGAAAGTGCCAATCGCTGTTAATGTGCATAGAATATTCGACATATGCCCTGAATGTTATCAAAGCGTCAGCCCAAGAACTATTTACTTCTTCGGGCATGAACATCTCGTGAAATTCGTCCATGATGACCAGGGCATTTGCATAGGGATTAACAAACTTACCTGTTTTTGCTTTTGAAAGCATAAACACGTTTCCCGCGTTGATGTACCCCGAAAGACTATTGTCGTCTTTTGGATAAAGCGTAACTTGTTTGTTTGATCTTAATTCCCTCTCCAACGCCATTAACCCCGTTTGCAAAGATGTGTAATGGCTGGAGATCTTTGCACGTATTAATTTATGCTTCATGACGTCTCGCAAAACGTCTAACTTGTTTTGACCACTTTTGAAAACACACACAATCTTTCTGTTGAATGAAATACCATTTCTGTTCACTACGAGGGCTTTGTAGATAAAATCTGCGAGTATAAAACTCTTGCCCGTTCCAGTGTCGGCAGCGACAAGCAGGTATTTGAGGGCTTTGCTACCAAGATCTGGATTCATTAACGTAGAAGGTAAATATTGATAAGTACTGATGTCTACAATGTTTAAATCGCCGAAGCAAGAGGGGTCGGGGTTGGGTTTTGCCGGGGGCAAGTACGCAATTTTCTTTAGAATGTTTTGAATCTCTCGAGTCTGTCGGGTTGGTTCAGCCCAGGCTTTTTCAGATAGTTGGCTGACCAATTTTTGGTATTTCTCCTCAATTTGAACCCGTTGATATTGTTTGGATACCTGGTTTTTGAGAACAGAAACAACGCGCTTTATACTTGCGATTGGCATATTTTGGCACTTAATTCCAAAAAGATTGCATAATATACTTTGGAATTTCCGGATTACACCACCTCCTTCCATCTTGTCTACTACAGGCACATATTTTTTACAATGTTCACATTAAAACTGCATTAAACCGGAGTCTAATGTTTCTCTGACAGAGATGTTTATCTTCAAATTTGTAGGTTTATCCACGTACAAACTATCAAGATGTACCGAATTTTTATTTCGTAAGATATCGTTGCCGGTACTGTTTAGTTTGACAGACCCCAATACTTCTTCCGGTCCTTGATAAATTAATCCGCTTTGATTGTCCGACTTGACTTCTACGTCTGGTTCTATGGTATCTGGATATTTACAATCCAAACTGCCTCGCATGCATTGTCTCATTATTATTCCATCAATAGCACCAGTGCAAAAATCATTTGCCCGAAGCATCTTTGACGCTGAGTCCTTTGTCACCACATAAGCGTGCATACAATTATTTTTGTGGCAATTACCTAAATAAGCAATATCATACACACCGATTCCTTGGGTGTAGTCTTCAAAGGCTTCTTTCACGCGATTCGTGTCTTCAAGCGGTAGAACAACGTCATCTTCTAAAATTATAACCTCTTCGCCGTACATACCGGTGCTTACCTTTTCTAAAGCTAGTTTATGTGCTTGCGCTAAGCCTTGTATGTGGCGGCCATTTCCTGTTTTACTCTTGAAAGTATAGCCTTCACACAACCCGGTATTTTCATTCATGTAAACTGCTTCCGTTCGGTGGCATTCTATCCCGAGTGGCTGGCAAACGTCGTGTATCAATCTTTTTTGTCTTGCTATTTGAGGTTCTTTTCCATTGCTAGATCTAGAACCATTAATGTAAAGAGCTGTTTTTGGTGCCATTTTTAGTAAAAAACAAAAAAACCCATGTAGTTGCGTTTAAAATCTTAATAAATAAATAATTCACCTTTCAAATTTGATTAAAACCAAATGACTTCTTTTACCGCAGATGGCACCCTCACTTATGTTGGACGTGTTAAGTGGTACAACGATGACGTGGCCCATGGATTTATATCTGTGCTAGCCCCGTTGCCAACAACCGTCGAGGCAACCGAGACCGAGGGTTGCGACCCTGAAGTTTTGACCGAAGTTTTTGTGCATCGCAGCGAGCTTAAGCCCAAAGTCTGCAACGCTTACAACGCAAAACTAATCACGGGAGAAGTTGTTCAATTTGAGATCATCCCCCCGCAAGAGGGAAAAAGTCAATCGCAGGCAATAAACGTTCGTGGTATGTTTGGCGGAGACTTAATTTGTGACTTTGGAAACGTTGAGTTCACACATTATACGAGAACACACTTCAAAAAGAGGAGAGTTAACTCTGAAACCACAGCTGCCGAATCCGAAGAGCAATTTTCAGAGGAAGCATAAGAAAACATTTCATAATAACAACAAACGAAATGCCTCTCTTGTTCCGAGGTAGTGCAAACAAAGTTTCTCAAAAGATGTTAGAAGCATTGTATAAATTCAAAGATGTGAAGAATAGAGCAATTGGATTTGACGTCGACGAAACGTTGTTGTTTTGGAATGAAAATAACGACGTAACAATTAACAACAATTTAAAACCAATATTTGACATCGGCAAACGTTTAGGATATAAAATATTTATCATTACCGCTAGACCACACACAATAAACGGACTTAAGTACATGGTTAACCAACTCTCGGGGTTAGGTTACGATATCTCCATTGTTCCCGAAGGGGGGATGTACATGAAGCCCATTGAATATCAAAACGACCCCCACCCCGGGATGTTTAAATTGGATGCTAGACGACATATAATATACAAATATGACGTAAACTTCATTGCAATGTTTGGGGATCAGTGGAGTGATATCTTTGAGAATGGTGCTAAACCTAGCTCACTAAAAAATTTCAGTGGTAAAGAAGCATACATTTACTCCACACCTGATTTAGTCACGGCTTTGGGCGTCAAACTTCCCGAATATTAGTGACCCTTCCCATGTTTTTTTTGCCGCAATTAAAAATCTTTTTCTCATATAACAAACAAAACCTGACTTCATGGAACTTAGCGAAAAATCAGATTCACTAAAGGCGGGTAGCTTTAGTATTGACGACGAGATTAAGTCTCAAACAAAGTTTGCGGAGAGTCCGCTTGGGCCCAATTATTTGCTAACCAAAGAGGAGCTGGCCCGGTTGCCAAAAAATGTCCAAGCGGTTGCCAAAAAGATGACAGATCTAGCGGTTGACCTTCGAGACACCGCATATTTAGTTAAAAGTTACAACGAAAGTCAGCGCGCTGCGCTGGGGGCGACTCTTAACAAAACACAGAAGATTGTGAACAAATGCTCAGATGAAATTGATTACCTCACCAAAGAAAGACTTCAGGAATGCCCTAAAGGCAGCTTTTGTCCAGATACCGGGGTAGCGTATATTAAAAGAAATGGAAAGGGTCTTCCAGTTGATCTCGGAGAATGTGTCGTTCCAAGCAGCGTCACCAAAGAGGTGAGCAATAACGTGGACAAAGAGGCGGAAAAGACTGTCAAGGGAATGAGTAGTCAACACGATGCTATTATGAACATGTACAAGCAGTTATCGATTATGTTACGCGACAGCTCAGAGGCTGCGTGTGAATCCCTTACCACGAGAGCAGCCTGTCTTTCTCCTTACGCCAACCAACGTTGCACATTCCAAAAGAGTGAGCAAGATCCAGACAAAAAGGATGAGCCAGGATTAGGATTACATAAAGCACCCGATGGACCAAAGTCCAGACAAGACGAAAATAGGGCAGATATTCAGAATGTTAAAGACATTAATCCCAAGCCTACAGATATTGGAACTTGCAGAGCAGCCCTGGGCTCCTCATACAAGACTTTTGCACACGCAGCTTTTGAATTGCAAAAACAAGAGAGTATTATTAGTCGTTTGCAACAAAAGTTAAATGCTCCAGAATTTGCTAGTATTAAAAATAACGCCGGAAACGAGAATGCGCTCAATTTTGGCAAAGGTGCAAATAGGTCAAAATACATGGCTCTTCAACAATCCCTAACTAGTGCAAAGGATCGATACAATCGCCTGTATCAAACGATTAACTCAAAGAAAGAAGAAATGGAGACCAATTTATATCAGTACAATTACCTTCAGAAACTCGACTCCGAATGTCAAATGCGAATGGCTCCCAACCAAACCTTGGACCAGTGCACTAATCTCGGTGCCGATGATACCCAGATCGAAAACAAAGCCTGTGGTCTTTGGGATACCAAGGTGGGAAGATATTTACAAGAAAAAGAAATGGAGAAATATGAAATTCGTAACCAGCTTGCAAATGAACGTTTCCAGTGCAGAAGTTACCAAGCTCAAGACGAAACGTGGAGACCAGCGTTGGATGAAAACCTTAAACAGGGGAACACCGTTTCTCTTTCCAACGAATACGCATACACACCTTTAGGTAAGACTGATTCGGAAATTGCTAAAGTTACTTTAGCACTTCGAAATCCAAACAACCCACTTTCTATTCTGCTTCAGATGGCCGTCACAGCTGAACAGATTGCAAGTTACACAGAGGAAATGAAGAACAACACAGTAGTAAATAGAAAGAACGAAGATCGAGCAAGTTATAAAAGAGGCGACGACGACGACCAGACGGAAATCGACGTGAATGAAATGGGGGTATTTAAGCCACACCACGCCCGGAAGGCCGACGACCAAAAGGCCGACGACCTATATCAGGAGCAAAAAGAAGAAAACTTTGCGGAAACTTCTGCTCTACAAACTCTTCCAGCTGCTCAACCTCTACCTGGCGACCTCGCCATTCAACGAACCAACGACGACGAGGACTGGTCGGACGACAGCGGCGACGAAGTGGAATTGGATGAGTACAGCAACGAGAATCTTGACAGCGAACGTGCGCGTATTGACGCACTGGCCCCCGAATTATTTATCGGTGGCGCTAACGCTGTCAACGACAAGGTTCAGCGCCAAAAGCAAATTAAAGCCTATAAAGAAATCAAGGAACAACTTATAGGTGGCGCTATTCCTCAGTACCACACGAGAAGAGACAAACTTGTGCGGCAATATCTAACTTCTAAAAATTATCTTAAAGGCGACGATGAACTCCGGAATATGTACTATCAAATAGAAAAACTCAGAGAAAGGCTTGTAGAGGTATTTAACAATCCAAGTTCCGAGACGGAAACCATACGAGCTACAGCGAAAAGACATTTGTTTACATTGGTGACGAGCCTTCAAAGTGAAAATAGCTTCATAAAAACGGGAAAGGATGTGTTTACAACGTATGCAATGTCTGCGCTTAGAGAGGCTGGGGTGAGTATGGGTGACCACCAGACGAAAGACATGATTGACCTCGTGAAACTTGCTAGTAAGTATGCCAAAAGTGCGTTCTTCCCGGGAGAGCACTTCGTATTAGAACCCAAAGACGCTTCAGAAAAAACTGATGTGGTAGTATATTCAACTACGACTTCAGTTAACGGTGCAACCCCTGCCATGATCATGAAGGGACTATCTAAATATGGAACTCCATCTATGCACATAATGGATTCGGCTTCGCAAACAAGGTGGGCAAAGCGCGCACAAGCGGCGTTAGAAATAGGTTTTGGTGTTAGAAATAGGTCACCTTTTCGAATGGTACCAAGTGATAGCAGTATGGAGCACCAAGAGGGAGTAACTCACAAGAGACTTCCATTTATGCATAAAGGAATTTTTAGTGACGAGGACATAGAAAGGATTCCTATACTTCAAGAAGTACATCAATATGTGAAAAGGGTGCAACCTCTGGACGCGCAAATCTTCCAAAGGGGGGATTGCGTTGCGGAAACCGCAATTCTAAACGAAGTTAATATGACGGCGGCTTTAAAGGCAAAGAAAGAGAAACTCGCCGCCGCCATCACTAAAGTCATACAACAGTTTGAAAACATGAAATATGATGAAGAACAAGCGAACTGGTCTTTTACGGGATACGACACTGATTGGGTTCTGTTTGAAGGCATCAGCAAACGAACAGCATACAACGCCGGACCAAATATTACTCTCGGGTCGTTCGAGAAAGCTATGATCGAAAAATTAAAGCATGCCAAAGACTTTGTAGATTCTTTACATCTAGACAGCGACAGCAAAATTAAAAGTGACACTAAAGTCCCCAAAAACAGTCAGAATGGTGCAAAGAAATCAATAGAAAAAATCTCAGAAATACTGTCTGCATCCAAAAGGGTTTTGAATGAGGTTATGGATTTCCTAATGGACAAAAAAGCCGACATTAATGCTCTGTACGATCAGGGGGGGGATATCGAGAAGAAGGATAAATTATCAGAGTATTTGGATGATCTCATTGCTGAAGTTAAGTGTCTACAAGAAATTATCACAAGGTGGGGCAAAGCCCAAGAATTAAGATCTCAAAAAGGGTCAGACGTTAACTTTCAAGATCTATATAAATATGCCTGTCGCGAAATATCAAGGACTTTAACGTTTTTGAAAAACTATAAACAGAACAGGTTTCTGAAATGGTGGCATCGTAACGATGAACAGGTAAACATTTGTAATTCCACATCTATAGCTACGGACCTTAAGGGGGTAACTAAGTCACTTATGGATGTTCTTTTAGAGATCAAAGAGAGGGAACTAGGGGCATTTGAATTTTATCACGTGTTGGAGAAAATAAATGAGGAGAAAATAAATGAGTTTAAGGATTTTGATGATTTTCCCGAACTCACCCCGCCCCGCGTCGGCAAATTATTAACATCTTGGATTCAGGTTTTACAAGATAGCGTACAAGGTGCAAGCGCCGCCGCAAGCTTCCCTCCTGCACAGCCTTTAGTCGAAACAGACGCGGGGGTGGCCGCGTCGCCGGCCCGGCCACTGGCCCAGGTTACGGGTGTTGAAAAATCTATGGTCATCTACACACTCTTGTTAGTTTTCGCCTCCGCGCTGAAAAGATCAAATCCCGCAGCCACACCTCAAGTTGATACATTCTTGTTACGTCTAAATACTGCCTTGAGTTTCAGTGATGATACACGAAGAGGTGCCTGGAATAAGTTTACAAACATGTATTCTGAGAGTGACGAATTCTTGTCGGGTGGTGGTATCGCGTTTGAAAACATGTCAGACGAGGATATCAGGGAAATGTCAAGGGATGAATTAATGCGGAAATACCAAGAAGAAGATGAATTGGAGGCAGGTGGTGCAGTATTTCGCGAGATAGGCAACGAGTTTTCGCGAGCCCCATCTCTGCGGGGTTGGTATAACAAATTTGTGTGGATAAACCCACTTGTGGCACCCGACATCGTGAAAGCTGATTTGATCATAAACGGATTTAGAATGGCAAAGTATATCGTACGGGATATGCTTGAAACTAATTCTAAGAATGAACACATTCCTTGTCTCGATGGAAGGGCTATAAACTCCTTAAAGGAAATTCAGGAGCAATATTTTGACGAGTATTTTGAGACTCGTTTAACGTGGGATACTGGATACAAGGAAAATAATGATACAACGTGTAATAAGACTACTGAAAAAGAAGAGTCGTGGTGCATGGAGTTTTCTTCTAAAATGTACTCAAAAACTACAGCTAATGAAAAGCATAAAAAGTTAAGCGCGCTGTTCATTGAGGGTGGGGACAAGGGCAACAACGGAATAAAGATGCTCAAAAAGATATTATTGAATTGGAAATTGGGAGGCTTCTACCGCCACATTGTCAAAGTTAGCATGCCAATTTTCAATTCACAGTTTGATTATTATCAAAAGTATAACAAAAATCCTGAAGCTTCACAAAATACGCCATATATATCAAAAGCACCAACGGGCGCAATTCTGGATTTAAGAACAGACGTATTAAACTTAACGGGAAACAATTACATTAGTAACAGCGAAGATGATCAAAAGCGACTAAAAAATGCGCTATCACTTTACAATAAAGGAGAGTTGAGTAAAGAGGAAACTAAAATTGATGAGAATGATCCTTACGAAATTAAGAAAGGTGATGCGACTTTTGTTCATGCATTGGACCCCATGCTCATTGCTTACATGGTTTTGCTTGAATATAAAACAGAGGATGGAGAGCAAGCTTTAGGTTGTGTGAAAAGGGAAGGTGGACTTGAAGAAGACGACTATCATCAAGACGAGGAGGACGAGTCGGAGGAGGACGAGTTGGAAAACGAGGCCGACGAGTCGGAGGAGGACGAGTCGGAAGAGGACGAGTCGGAGGACGAGTTGGATTCGGAGGAAGACGAGTTGGAAAACGAGGCCGACGAAGTTGAAGAGGACGAGTCGGAATGGAACAAAGACCTCGAAAAATTGATTAACAAACTCAAAGCCGAATCCACGGAAGAGGAAGACGATTTTGAACTTCCCGGCGAAGACGCAATTAGTGTCGACACGGTTTAAATAAATCAAATAATTGCTGGCTTTTTTTTTGCTTGATATAAACAAATGGAGGAACCGTTGTATAAAAACCCAGAAGTTTTGGTATGTTCTTATGGAGGCGTTGGAACGACCATGCTCATGCGCCATTTACGCAAACATGGTTTGAAAACGAATCATCCAATGGACGCCGACGGGCTGAAGCATAGGCACACACCGCCAAATATCCCAAGCGTAAAAAAGGCCGTGTATTTGTTTGGGGACCCAGTTGACGCACACGCTTCTTTAAAAAGACGAAACTTTCTCGAAAGACAAAAGAAGAAACTTGATTCAAAAAAAAATCAGAAGGAGGGTGACCCCATGGGATTTGAGCAGCACATGAGTAATTGGCTAGAAGCGGAAAGACTTTATCCTGTAATGTTTATTAGGTTTGAGTCGCTGTGGGAATTTGAAGATCAACTCCATCTCTTTCTAAATTTAGATGCGAGTACAAATCTTCCGGCAAAAAAATCAAGGAAATCCACCGACTCAGACAAAGCAGAGTCTGTACGATTGTACAGGAATTTCAGAAGCAAACTGAAGAATGTTCCCGATTTGTGGATCAAGAAGGCAGTTCTAAAGCCTATAAACATGTCGAAAAAGAATTTCATCAAGGGCGCCTTTGTGGGTCTAATGCGAGCCCACGGCAAATGGGAGAAGTATGAAGATTTACTAGCCGAGAGAAACCGTCTATTGCACTTAAATTGGAACAAAGCACTTAATTATCCCATCATAATCTTTAATGAGGGAAAAATTAAAGAAGAACACAAAATAAAGATGAAAGAAGCGGTACCTAATGTCCAATTTGTCGATATACAAGAGTGGTGGGATAAGCTTGGGATAAACCACGGTTATAAGAAAATGTGTTTCTTCAATTGTAGCTATCTTCAACGGTGGTTACATGACGAGGGCTACGAGTATTATGCGCGCTTGGACGACGACGTGTTCTTGTTCGATACACCCAATCCAATTAACTTATTCAGTTATATGAAATCCAACGGCATTGACTACATCTACTCCAGAAGGAAAATTGACTCTCACAAGCTGACCCAACAAACCTTTCCCGAATTTTGCAAAGAGTATTGTGAAAAAAATACTTGTAAACATCCGTCCACAGATTTGAAGCCGCACTGGCACTACTACAACAACTTTCATGCGTCCCGCGTG